GAAGTGGGGAAGAAGAAGCTACTTTAGCTACTGTCATTAAGATGCCGTTCGTCAACGATGAGCAGACAGCCAGAGAGTTCGTCAGCCGTCTGATGGACGCGCATGCACAAGGTGGCGCACCTGCTGCACGGCAGCTTCTGTACAGCGTCGCCCCGATGGACAACGCTACGGGCCGCATAAACCAGACGTACAAGCGGCGTGCAGATGCAATCGTCCATGGCCTTGAGGACTTCCGTGGTATGGACGGCCAGCTTTCGCCAGCCGACGAGGACTTCATCCAGAACGCAATGCGTATTGCGATGAAGAAGCCTCTAACAGCTTTTGGTGGCAAAGGTGTCGTAAACACGAGCCGCACTTTGCGTGCTGTGAATAACGTGACCTTGCTGGCCTTTACTACTTTGACGTCCCTCGGTGACTTGGGTCTGCCTATCATCAGGTCTGGCTCGTTTAAGTCTTGGGTGAAAGGCTTGCACAAGTGGAAGAGCGACCCAGAATACCGCGCCATGCTTCAGAACGTGGGCGTTGCTATGGAGAACATTCTCCATGAGCGCATGCTCCATCTATATGGCGCACCAAATGGCAAAGGCTCGCACGCATTCTTCAATGCTACGTTCCTCACACCGTGGACTGACATGAACCGCGAGATCGCTGGTGCAACCGCACACGAAGCCTTCATCGCCATGCAGAAGAAAGCCTTCAATCACTTCAAAGAAGGCACGCCATACGCGCAGCAACCTGCTGCGTACAAGACGGCTCACCGTTTCCTCAAGACTTATGGTCTGGAGGCGTTCTTGCCCGGAGCAGAACGTCAAAGTGAATCCCTTGGCAGCCGCCAAATGTTGGCTGAAGACGAGACTCTCCGCATGGCGATAATCCGCTTCGCAGATGATGCCATCTTCCAGCCCAATGCGGACGACGTCCCGATGTGGGGGCAAACACCAATCGGCGCACTGGTCTTCCAACTGAAGTCCTTCCCGCTGATGATGACACGTCTTGCAGGACACACCTTGAGGGAGGCAGACAGGGGCAACTTCAAGCCGCTGATGTACTTCGCAACGATTGGCCCTGCCTTCGGCATGGTTACGAACAGTGCCAAAGACGTTGTCCAGCAGCGTGGCGGCGAAGACGAAAGGTCGCCAGAGCTTCGCAAGAGAAACTTTCTCAAGACCATCGGCTACGATGAAAAAATACATGGCAATGAGAACGACTTCTTGGGCTGGTATCTTGAAGGTCTGATGGTCATGGGTGGTCTTGGCCTCCTTGGTGACGTGATCCACTCCACCGTGTCCCAAGCTGACAATGGAGCATTCGGTCAGAACCGCATCGCATCGACCTTCCTTGGCCCAACATTTGGTCTTGGTATGGACAGCATCACCGTATTAGCAGGGGCGCAAGACGCGGCTTTCGGCGGCGACAATAGCAATGCTAAAGAACGTGCCGCAGTCAGGGAGCTTGCTAATCGCATCCCAGTGATCGGCGGTGTTCGCTCCGCCAAGGAGAACATTGTTGAGGCGGTGGCGGGAGAAGCCACTCGCGGGAACAAGAGAAATAGTGGAGGGGGGTTCTTTAACTAATGTCTGCTGAAAACGTACTGAAATGGAAAATACTTCCGCGATTTATGATGTTTGTAATGACCATCATGTACATTCGCGTAATCGAGTGGTTCATGCACGTCCATGACTCTGGCCTTGTGACTGTCGAAGCCACCGCCCTAACCGCCACTGTTACTGGTGCCATGACTGGTGCTTTTGGCCTGTGGCTCGGATCGGAGAACAAGTCATGATTCAAGCACTACTTGCCCCAATCGCTGGTCTGGCTACTAGCTGGATCGAAGCGAAGACAACAAAGCAAACTGCTGAAGCTAAACTGAAGCTGACCGAAGCTGAAGCGAAGGCAAAAATTATGCTCTCAGAGAAGACGTCTGTCGCAGACTGGGAGCGCATCATGGCACAGGGTACACAGAACTCACTCAAAGACGAGTTTGTCACCGTGATCGTAATGATCCCGGTCGTCTTGTGTTTCATACCCGGCATGGAAGAGACCGTTAAGAATGGCTTCGATCGTCTTGCGGAGTTGCCAGAGTGGTACACATGGCTCGTTTTCACAATCTGCACGGCAGCCGTTGGCATCCGTGGAGGCAAGCACTTCTTCAAGCGATAGGATAGATTATGGAGTTCAAACTTTCCCAACGGTCATTGTCACGTCTTGAGGGGCTAGAGCCTGAATTAATTGGTGTCGTGAACCGTGCTATTGAATTAACAAATGTGGATTTTGGTGTGACATGCGGAATAAGATCAAAGGCGGAGCAAGAAAAGCTGGTTGCATCTGGTGCATCCCAGACGATGAGGTCGAAGCATTTAGAGGGCAGAGCGGTGGACGTCGTGGCATACATTGGGCCGAGGATCACATGGGAACTCAACGTGTACGACAACATTGCAGATGCGTTCAAAAAGGCCGCAGACGAACTCGACGTTCCTCTTCGTTGGGGCGCGGCGTGGAACGTGTATGATCTGCGCGGGTGGGACAATACAATGGAAGAAGCGATGATGCACTATATTGACGCGCGAAGGTCAGAAGGTCGGCGTCCTTTCATTGACGCACCGCACTTTGAACTGACATGAATGGTTCACGTCTTTCTGTTACTTGTTTTTGTTGGAAGCGGCGAAGCTCAGAAACTCGTCAGTGGTGATATGTATTTTTGGGACGTGAATAAGTGTAATTATTTCGCGTCTAAATTGGTTAAAAGATACGGAAACTATAAATATAAATACCGTTTGGACAAGCAACACAAATCAACAGCTTACTGTGTTCCTAAGTACATTGAACAGAACTCAGTCCGCATCTACTAACTCGCTTGCCAAAGCCGCATATCCACAAATGTCCTGCCATGTGTCTTGGTGATGGGGCGTGTGTGATACGCGTGATAGTTTCATGGCTATGAGGCACTGATAAACCTCCTCTACAGAAACAAGACGACCTAAAATTACTGACCAATGTGCTGCAATGCGAAGATGGTTGTCATAGGCATCGCCATAATCAGTAGCCCTATCGCCGTTGATTTTCTTTTTTGCTTCATCTAACGTAATGTTTCTCTTTACTTCGCCCACTGCACCGTCATCCTTATTGTATCAAGTTCTGTTTCAATAATTCGTCTTTTCTTATGAAGCACGCGAATTTCACATTTAAGATAGCGTTTTTTATCTCTAGCTTTGGCTAACATATCCTTTTTGTTTTTGTGTTGCTCAAACTTTATTCGAGAGATCGCGTCGTCTATGGATGTAACTTCGTCTTGCTTCTCTTCAATCTCGAACAGAAGCTCGGCTCGATTGTTACCAAGCTCAGTGTAACGCACCATTATTTTGCCAAAGTCGGTCATGTTTTTTTCTCAAATGGCTCGTACTTTTGGTATTGGTCACAAACTGAGACCGCCTCTTCATCATGTTTTGAGCAATGCCAAGTACCCTGCTTGTTAGCAAAAGCATGCTGACAGGTTGAGCAAGTCTTCGGAGTTTCTACCCCCTCCCAACAGACGCCGCGCTTGAAACATCCACGGCACCGCCAGTCTGTTTCGTCCACACTGATCTTGGCGGCCTGATTCGCCAAGACGCGCTCAATCCTTTGTCGTATGTAGTTCCACTCAAGCTCGTCGAACTCTACAATCTCTGCGTGGTACTCGCTGTTGTTCTTGCAGACTGCAATGAAAAATGACGACGGTATCTTAGACATGCCCATCATCATCTGCATCTGCGCGTAGTATCTGGAGTGGGAAATCTTGACGCCGTCTTTCTGGAACTTCTTGAAGCTCGCCTCGTTCATGGACTTGATCTCCAAGACGCGAAGAACTTCGTCATTAAGCTGGATGTGTCCGTCCATGTGACAGACGATATGGCCACCTAGTTCTGAATAAGTATGTTGCCTCCCGGTAAGCCCATCCTTTTCCCAGACGCGGACGTCTGCTTTCAGCTTTAGGTCTCGGACGACCTCCTCTTCGAGGATGTGGCCCAAGCGGAATATGCGCTTGAGGCGGGGGTCTGGGTCAGTATTCGGAAAACCTCGTAAGCTGTAGGCAAGCTCTGCATCACATGCAGTGCCAATGCCAGATGCGCCGATGTAATCTCGCGCCCTCTCTCGACTCTCTCTGGCATAACCTTCATCAATGGCCTTTACGGTATCTTGAGCTACTGACATTTGTTTTCCTTTTGATTTTGGTCGGCGAGGTGGGGAGGAACACCTCGCCGACCTGCGGACGGGACTCACCTAAAAGGGAATATCATCGTCCATACACATGTCTTTTTTGGGAGATGATTTGGCTTCAGAAGACAAATCATTTAAAGGCATGAAAGATTTTATTTCAGTAGTTTGCACCTCACGCCCCTCGTTATTTTTCCATGGTTTACCTAAGCCAACGCGGATTCTACACTCAAGATTTTTGAGTGTGGAAATATCTCTAGGATTGTCGGGCGAGGGGTGTCCAGACGAAACCAAGAAGGTTTTCAACTGACGAAGAGCAATCTCCTGCGCTCGTGAGCTAGTGTGTCTGATATTTAGGATTTGTCGAATATCACCAGAGCCTTCAGTGTCCGCAAGCTCAATGACTAGCTTCTTGTTACTACCCACACCATCTTCAATCCGGGCGTCCGTACACTTTACATGGTAGACGCCCTCTACAAGACGAGAGCTTCCTGTGCTTTCTTCTACACCTGACAAGTCAAGGCTACCAAAATTCCAATCGTTCATAATTTACTCCTCTGGGTGAGCCATTCGCGCAAGAAGCGCAGTTACGTCATCAATCTTTTCATACGGCTTCAGAACATTCATCGGGTCACGAGTTTTCCCGTGCCAGCCAGACACCTCGTCCGTGACGATGTACCTAGTGACTTTAGGCATGCCCTTGTCGTTCGTCTCAGTTCGACGAACACCACATAAAACATGGTCAAAGAGGGCAGGAACTTGTTTGGCTACCGCCGCACCTTTGACCATGGGCCAATAATGGGTCACATCATTGGCGTCCTTTTCCTCTTTCGCGAGACATGTCACATAGACGTGCATCGGCAAGTCTCTGATCCATTTCAGCGCACCGATCATAATCCGTGCGTTGTCGCCATAGAGTTTGAAGTTGTTGCCGTCTTTGTTCTCGGCTTCAAGATGCTCCATCAGACGGTCAGACATCTCTGTCAGACTGTCGATGGCAATCCACTTGTATCCTGCCTCGGCAAACTCAGGAGTCTTGATCATCTGCATGATGCCGACAAAGCTAAACACTCCCTCTTCGGGGTTGTGTTCACCACGCCACGAAGAGAACGGAACATAGTCGATGTCCACGTCTTCGATTGACTTCAGTCCCGCCTCACCAGACAGAATAAGTCCCTTGCCAAACCGCTTCTCGTAGTACCGACACTGATACGTCTTTCCAAAACCATGGTGTGCATACAACAGGGTCTTAGTCGGGCCATCTTTTTGGATGTCCCTTGTGCTAAATGTCTTAAACATTAGGGCTGATCCTTACTTTTGGCTTTTCAAGATTGCGCGTCAGAGCATGCTTCAACTGTGACTGCTGTTCTGTTGGAAGTTTTTGAAACTTGCGCTTGTCGACAGTGAGTGATCTACGCACGAACTCAGGGAGCGGGGCTTGACCGAAATGCGTCTCAAGAGCCTCTTTATCCCAAGACCAACGCTCTGTTCGGCTAACCACTATGTCATATTTGCCAGCAGACTTCGACAGCGTCCCGCCCTCTTCGGGGAACAGGCGTGCTATCTCAGCCTCTAACTGACCGATACGATGCTCGACGACCTCACGCTCAAGATGTAGATGGTAAAGCTCATTGGCTAGAGGCTCTAGCCGTTCCGAATGGATATCAGCAGGTTTTTGTTCGTGTTCCCGCTCAAACACTTGCCAGTTATCTGTCATATTTTCTCCTTTTCAACACCAGCAAATCGTTTGGTGTCTTGTCAACACCTATAGGTGTATAGTAAACAAGACGTGAATGCAAGCAACTTTTGGAAAGGAACACCATGAAGCTGAACATCCAAAAACTTATTTCAGATTTGGGAGGAGCGTCATCGGTTGCACAGATTACTGGGGTTGTCCGCACAGCACCGTATGGGTGGGTGTCCCGCTCGTATGTTTCGAGTCACGTTCTTGAGAAGATCAAAGAACATGACCCCGACTTAGACATTGACATTTATTTTGAGGAAAAACATGACGGGAAAACTGGAAGCGGCTCTTGAGTATCTGGACAGGGGATGGGCAATTATCCCCATCCGACCAGAAGCCAAGCGGCCACAAATTAAATGGCGGGAGTTTCAAGACAGACTACCCACAGAAGATGAAGTTATTGACTGGTGGACAAAGTGGCCAGACCACGAAATCGCAATCATCACGGGCGAGATCAGCGGCATTGTCGTTGTAGACTGTGACAACCAAGAGGCGTTGGAGCATGCCCTTAACACAGGTATGCGCTCACCCATACAGGTAAAAACAAAGCGTGGGGTGCATCTGTACTTCGAGCATCCACGCGACGGCGTTCGCCGTGGCCCTCGCGCAGGAGTAAACAGCACTGGCTCAGACTGGCCGAAGATAGACGGCCTCGACTTCCGGGGTGACGGCAGCTACGCGCTGCTGCCGCCGTCGAAGAACTACGTCTGGGACTATGCTGCTGGCTGTGACTGGGACGACTTGCCTGTCTGGAAAGATTGGAAGCCATCCTTGCCAGCGATGGACGGACTTGAGTTTGAGTTCAGTGAGCTTGACTTGTCGTCGATTGACCCGCTGAACCCAGACGAGTTTATCTCGGAATGGGATCGGACAGCGAAGTTTGTACGGGAAAGATTCCCGTCGACCCTCCGCATTCCGTCTGGTCTTGGCAACGGACGCAATGAACGTGTGATGAAGTACATCAGCGAGAGCATACTCGAAGGCTGTTTTGGCCCAGAGCTACGTCTTCGCGGTATCGCGTTTATGAATGAGTTCTTCGAGACCGCTCTCGATGAGCGGGAGTTCGAGGCCACAGTTGCCTCGATGGAGCAAGCCGAAAAACGCAACCACCCAGAGCGGTTCAACGAGAAGGGCGAGTATATCCACAAGCCTAACATCTTGCCGAAGGACAACAGGGAGTTGCGTGAGCGTCGACTTATCCAGATGCAGGATGCTGACCAACTGCTCAAGGACGCAGACGCAAAGCAATACCTCATCGAACCATGGCTCCCAAAGAACACAATCGTGCAAGTCTTCGGCTACTCTGGCCACGGTAAGTCTTTATTTATACAACATGCTATGGGCGCACTGACGGCTGGCAACAGATACTTCGGGCCATTTGAGATTGGACGCCCTGCTCGTGTCCTGTACATGGACTTTGAGATGGGCATGGCAACCATTGCTCGCCGCCTGATGGACTTGAAGAGTGTGCATAATGATACACAGGATAGGCTCAACATCTGGACGCCATTCATCGACAAGCGCGAAATCAATCTACACAACCGTGAGGGACTGCAAGAGTTGCAGGGGTGGATTGAGTTCTGTGACCCAGACGTAATTGTCATTGACACGATACGATCTGCCTACCCCGGACTACAGGAAAACAGCGCAGACGAATGGTCGAAAGTGAACCAGCTCGCAGTCAAGCTCAGAAACTCTGGTCTATCTGTCGTGCTTGTGCATCACAGCAACAAGCCCAGCGAGAGCGGTATCGGTCGTGAGGCTGGGTCAACCAACCAGCTAACCGTCTTAGAGACCCAGATCAAGGTGACGCAAGTCTTCGAGGACGAGGACACGGCAAAGCAAAACGCTGCTATTTATGATAGCAACTATGAAACCCCCGTCTGGCCCTTGCTGCGTTCTAGTCTGAGTGAAGACTTTCGTCTCTACATGGTGATGGAGATACGTTACGGCAAAGTCCGTGAATGGACAGACTTGCATGACCGTGTGCAGTGGGTTGGCTTTGCGGCGAACGACATAACTGGAGAGAAGAGAGTGGTGTCCAGCAAATCTACAAAGCAACGCGCAAAGGAAATGGCACTCAATGGCTATGACACAGTGTTCATTGCAGACAAGCTAGGTCGTCCGCTTACTCTTGTTCGTGAGTGGCTTGAGATGGACGTATTGACTTAACTTTTGCGCCGGGGAAATATTCTCTGACTTTATCTATCCACGCCGCTATCTCTGGATATCGGCGTCTGTTTTCTTCCTTGTCCCCCGAAATTTTGACAGCGGATTTTGAGGCTTCGACTCTTGTCGAAAGTTGTCGGCACTTAATCCAATCAAGGTACACCTGATCTTTTTTTGTAAGTTTTTTTCTTGCCATTTTTTTGTAGCTTGGATGATACAACCGCACGACTTCGTCTCAACGCGTTTCGTCTAGTCTCGAAGTCGGCCCCCTTGGGGCCGTCTTCGCCGTCTCAACGCTAAGACGGTTGTATCACTTTTGAGTGGATAGTTCAATGGGTGTTTGACAAACACCTTTTGGTGTTGCAAAAATACAACAAATGTCTATACAGTTGTACTGTCAACCAACCACAGGGGTGTTCATGCCAAGGGTTGTTCGCGTCACTGACGAGGACAAAGTTTGGCTCCAGAGAAATCACAAAGATTACACCTATTCTGACATGGCACAGCGCATAGGTTGCTGTGTTGATACATTGAAACGCATTCTTGTACGCGAAGGTTTACAAGAATTCGATGGGGCCAAGTATCAAGTCCGAAGAGATTTTGAAGAGAAGAGTTGGTCGCGCCCATGTATGGGATGTGGCGATACAAAAAAACGCCCGAAAAACTGGTTCTTCTGTAAGTCATGCCGAAAAGAACTGGAGTACGAAGATTGACAACCTCTTCTAAACGAAAGGGTGATGGCTACGAGCGCGAACTCGCTACTTACATTAATGAGAAAACAGGTCTGCAAACCGCACACCGCGCCCCGCTGTCTGGCGGTGGTATGGTCGGCCTGTCTGGTGGAGCAGACATCATCGGCGTTCCAGAACTTTTTATTGAGGCCAAGCGTGTTGAACGTCTGAACTTCCTCGATGCGATCAGGCAGGCCGAACGAAACAAACAAAAAACAAACTCTCCAGAAATACCAGTGGTCATCAACAGAAGGAATCGCATGGCCACTGGAGAAAGCCTGTGCCTTGTGCGGCTAGATGACTTTCTAAAACTTTACGTTAGTCATCTCAAAGAAATGGGTTGTCATGCAAACTCGGAAATGCCCACGATGCCTACAAAAAAAGACAATTTCTAATTTTAGAAAAAGGTCTGGCGCGGACGCGGTAAAGAGAAACAGAGTCGGTCAACCTTATGGAAACTGTCGATCCTGCGAAAACAAACGGAGAGGCGACACACTTCGTGGCTCTCTCGGCGTCTTGCTCCAGCATGCCCGCAAGAGATCAAGGGTCAAGGGCGTTAGATGTGATTTGACAACAGACCAGCTCATCCAACTGGCTCATTCCCAAAAGAGCGTCTGCCCTCTTTCGGGGCAGCCGCTGACTTACGAAACAGGACATGGTGTCGTTTACACCAACGCATCCATAGATCGCATAAAGCACGATGGAGACTACACTTTGAGTAATGTGCGTCTTGTCTGTCGAGTGGTCAACACAATGCGCTCACGTCTGACGGATCATCAACTCTATGAGTGGTGCTTGAAGGTTGTCGAGAACGGACGACCAGATTAACCACACATGACATGATATCGAAATGGCCAAGAAAAAGCGTTGCAACGTATCCCTCTCCGTCAAGCGCGGAGAAAAGAAGCCAGCCAGCCAAGGTGCAGGACTGACTGCCAAAGGCCGTGCCAAGTACAACAAAGCGTGTGGCTCAAAGTTAAAAGCACCGCAACCCGGTGGCGGCAAACGACGCTCGTCTTACTGCAAGCGCAGCGCAGGACAGATGAAGATGCACAACATTTCTTGTTCCAAGACGCCAAAGAAACGTATCTGCGCTGCGCGTCGCAGGTGGAAGTGCTAGATGTCAGACGATTACTGGGATCATATTTCCGTGCAGATCGCGCAAGAGATACGTCAGTGGTCTGACGAAGTTCTCGAACACCCATGCGAGTCTTTCGCCAATCTCCCACCATGCCCCTATGCACGCAGTGCGTGGAATGATAACCGAGTCATGATCCACGTCACTTCAGACTTGGAGGCAGTCACGGAAATCAAAGCGTTCTTCCCACCAACGGAAGATTCGCTCCACATCGTGGCTTGGACTGACTTCGATAACATGACAGCCAATCAGTTCAACGAATGGATCGAAGCAAGCAACGTGAATCACTTTGGAGTCTGGCTTATGGGCTTCCATCCAGACGGAGACGAAGACGCATTAACACCTCACTTTTCTGGTCTCATTGAGGACGACTACGCACTTATTCTTGTGCAATCATTGGGACACTTGGTTAGAGCCTCAGACGCTTTACGCAAGACAAACTATTACAACAAGTTCCCAT